CAATTGCAGAACCATCTATTGTGTCATGGGCAGAACGTGGCAGAGGTGTACAAGGTGAATCAGTTAACTCACAAAATAATGCAAGTAAGTTAATCATAAATAAAAATTGGAAACCGCTATAATTTAACGAACAATAAGAGGGTAACTAAGCATTCCGAGGGGAATACTTGAAATCACTGCGTCCATTCGCAGCATTATCTGTAGCAGTAAATACTGGAAGACTTTTATTAGGTGGGGGTCTCGTTACCCTCTTCCTTATCTTTGGCATGTCACAAGAGGCACATGCCGATGGTCCTGTACTTGTTGAACAGGTTGTTATAAGCCCTACATGGCAAGCAATGAATAATGCGATACAGACTGCAACTACAGAAGTTACTCAAGCAGACACTGCAAGTACAGGTGCTGCATCTACAGTAACAACAGCCTCAACTCAAATTACAGAAGCAGTAACAGCAATTGCAGCAGTAACATCTGAAGTTACCGATGCTCAGACAGCAATTACTCAATTAACTAATGCTATTACATCCGTAGAAACTGCAGATGAAACAACAACAAATCAATCTTCTCCAATTGTTACCGCAGCACAGGCGGTAATAACAAGTGCTCAGACGGCTGTTGATGATGCAGAAGCAGCAATTGTTACTGCTACAACTGAACTCTCTCAAGCAACTACAGCACGCACTACAATTACTACAGCACTATCAACTGCTCAAACAGAGTTGACTCAAGCAAACTCAGCATTAGATGCTGCTCAAAATGCAGTTAATAATCTTCAAGCAACTATTGCAACAACTACAAATGTCCTTGCGGGAGTCGACGATGCGGGCGTTCGTATGAGTTTGCCATTTGGTATGCAGATGGGTGGAACTGTTTATAACGATGTGTTTGTTGGTTCAAACGCAACAATTACTTTTGGAACAAATGAGGGTTGGATCTATTACACAACACCAAACGCACCATCCGTATCTATTGGCGGATACGACTGGACAACATGGAGTCAGGGATCGGGAATTACGTACTCAACAACTGGAACTAGTTTAGATATTGCCTGGGATCTTCGTGTGTATCCGCTTATGGATATGTCTACACAAATGACACAAATTCGTTTTAACGCAGATGTTAATCCAACAAGTGGCGCATGGGTTGCTAACGTATCTGTTACAGGCCCTATTCCAAATGGTGCACGATTTAATGTTCGAGAAACAACAGGTGGAGAATTAAATCCAATTGTAGACACAAACGATGGTGCGGGATTTAATGGGCAAATTGGACAAGGAACTTACGTAGCACCTGCAGTAGATCCAAATGCTAATAACGCCACAATTCAAGCAGCAATTGATTCAGCAAACGCAACTATCTCTCAGTTGAATTCAACTATTGGAACTATTGCTGCTCGTAATACATCTACTTCTCAAGCAGCACAGGCTCTTCCTTCAACCGCAAATCTTTCTACAACTTTAACAAATGCATCAATTATTGTTGAAGGTCTTCAGACTTCGGTGACAACAAAGGCTGCTGCTCTACAGACAGCGATTTCGGCATTGCCAATTGCTCAGGCTCAAGAACCTCAATCTGCTCCTCGATATGAAGTAGACAGTATTGACACATCTGATAATTCTACTGATTCAGATACAGAAGAACCATCACAAGACCAAGAAGAAGAGCCAACGACTCCAGACCCAGAAACAGAAGAACCATCTGACGAGGCATCAGACTCCGAGGAACAGCAATCCGAAGAAGAACCAACACAAGAGCAAGACAACCAAGAGCAAGAAAATCAGTCAGAAGAATCACAGACACCTCCAGTAGATGAGACTCCTACTGTATCAGATGTGGTAGAGGATGCTATGGCTGACGGGATGTTAAGTGAGGAAGAAGTTGCCGCTGTTGTTGAGGCACTTATTTCTGCAGCAGACGGTGAAGCAGTTACTGCAGAAGCAATTGCAGAGGCTGGATTAGAGTATTCAGATCTTCCACCAGAAACACCAGTCGAAGTAAGACAAGATGAAAATGGTAATGAAGTTATAATTACTGCAGAGGTTGCAGCAGCATTACAACTTTTTGAAAATCCTTCTGCACTTATTGGTGGAATTTTAGGTTGTATAACTCCTGAAGATGTAACAGAGCAATTAACAGAGGAACAAAAGTGTCAAGTGTTAGCAGCACTTGCAAATATCGGTGCTGACATGTCTACAGAAGAACGAGAAGAAGCAACCAAGATGGTTGTTGCAACAGTTATTGCTGCAGGTGCGGCAATGAATGCAGCAGCAGTAGCGGCTAGTGCAGCAGCAAGTACAACAGGAGGAACTACAGGGGGCGGAAGTTCACAAGGTGGCGGAACTGGTGGCGGACCTGCTGCTGGAAATGACAAGCCAAAAAGAACGGTTAGGAGACGTAATAAATGATGAAACTACTTAAAGACATGGTTGACCAACTATGGACACTTCTCGGAATGTTCATTGCATGGGTCGTACTTGACGGAAGTGCAAAAACCGTCGTTGGATATGCAATTGTGGGAACTATTGTTGCTTGGGTAATTACGTATCCCCTGCGTAATCGAGAGTAATACGAGATTATTTCCCTACGAGGGTATTTAGTAAGGAGAAACATGAATCAAGAACAACTCAAAGCAGCAGCAGCAACTTACTTACGTGCAGCAGCAGCATCCGTGATTGCACTTTACATGGCTGGACAAACAGATCCAAAGGTTCTGCTTAACGCAGCAATCGCTGGTCTTATTGGTCCTCTTGCAAAGGCTCTCAATCCAAAAGACGCATCTTACGGAATCGTTAAGAAATAATTAAGGAGTAGCACCAGTGACAATGTTATTTACAACTATTGGTATTGTCGCTGGTGCACTCATAAGTTTAGGAATTTTATTAAATCCACTTCGTAAAAAGATTAAACGATGGGCTCAGTGGATGGAGCGTTTCATGCGTGACTGGGAGGGTGAAGAGGAAGAGCCAGGACGTGATCGTGTCCCAGGAGTTATGGAGCGCCTCAATAAACTTGATGGGGAACTTAGCAATAATGGCGGAAGCACCACTAAAGATAAGGTTGATAAACTCTATTACAATCAGGGAATCCTTATGGAAGCCTTCGTTGAGATGGGCGAAAGACTTATTGCCATTGAAAATTGTTTGACTAAAGACCCACAAGAGTCCTAAAACTAGGGGAAGATAGTCCCATGAGCATGCAACAACTTCCAGAGGGACCAAATCCCTTTCTAGCAGTTAGCCGTTTTATTGGCGATCAATATAAGCAGAATGCTCGTCAAGCAAGAGACATACATCAACAAAGTAATATTGTTCAGGCTCTTGCTATGCATAGCGCACAATTTGAAAGCGTTAAAAAGCAGGCTTCTCATGAGGCTCGTCTTGCTGAAAGATCCGAAAAAGGAAAGAGTCAACGGGCAACTGAGTTTGTAGGTACTATTCATGGAAATGCTCAACCAGGTACTACAGTGTCAGTAAAGCACGGTGGTATTTCTGCTAACTACACAGTAAAAATGCCTAGTGCACCAGCAACACCTCAAACAGGACGAGTACCTGTAAAGAAGAACAGAGGCGGAAAGAGACCTCGATAATGGCTGGCGGACTAGATAGAGGTCACGAGTCTTACGGGCACTTTAACGAGGGCTTTAATACTCGTGCAAACCCAATGACGGCTATTGATAAAAAGATTTTAAACTTTGCCCTTAAAACTGCTCAATATCCAAACACAAAAACACATGGACAAATTCTTCGTAACTTTGGTATGTATCCACCAGAGTTCTGGATGAGAGCACAAAATCTTTCTCAACACCCTACTCTTCACCCACAAATGCGTGAACAACTTGATAAGGTGTTTCCAGATCCATCTCGCCCAGGACCAATGTCTGGCGGCGCCCCAATTAAGACAGATAGCAAAAAGTTTAGTCATGGACTGGAGTGGTAATGAAGTGCTCTAATTGTGATAAAGATGCTGCATTTGAATACCGTCTGACACTTAGTAAGTCTGTGTTTTATTGCGGTAAAGATCTTCCACGCTTTTTAGAGCAACGTAAAAAGGCAGGATTACTTAAGTTTACTCAAGAGTACAAGGACGATCAAAAGTCAGCAATTGAGTTTATTACTGCTCCTGAACCAGTTATTACTGAAACCATAGAAGAGGCGCCTAAGACAAAGAAAAAGGCAACAACTAAAAAGAAGACCGTCTGATGAAGGTCATTCGTAAGTTTGCAATTCAGGGGCACGATATTCCAAAGTCTGCTCATAGTCCTAGGGGACCATTTCCTCCAGAGGTAATGGCGTTGCCACAAATGGCTGTCGATCCAGAGCACGCCGATTCTCTTCATGTTGGTCTTGATGACATTAGATTCTTTAAATGTAAGGAATGTGAAGAAGTCTTAGAAAGCCATGAACTTGAAGACCATAACTGCGAGGACTTTAAGTAGACTTTATGTGCCTCTAAGCGCATGAGGTGAACGACTACTCTCTAGAGAAAGAAGAAAAATGGCTACAAATAACAACGGTAATCTTCTAGATACCGCAGGCGAAGTCGCTATTGACTTTGTGTGGGGAAATTTCCCTATTCAACCAAACGATGCTCGCCCAGACACAGCAGCAGGTCGTCTAGATCCAGCACTTGATAATCACATCATTGCTCTTTCAGGATGGAACGGCTATCCACAGTATTCTCCAAACACAGCAGGTGAAGATGTAGCAGGTCCAACTGACTACGTTCTTGTCCCTAACGTACTTGGACTTACAACAGCACTTGCAACTGACGCAATGAAGGATGCTTCATTGGTAGTAACAACTGCAACCTCTTCAGCAAACGCTTCTGGATTTAAAGCAACTATTAATAATGTTGCAATTGCAAGCGGAACAGCAACATTTACAACTACTGCTGCACACGGATTCACAGGTAATCCAAGTGCACAGACAGTAACCGTTTCAGGATTGACTGAGACTCAGTTAAATGGAACTTGGTTAATTGCTAATGCATCTGGTTCAACTTTCACAGTGTTTAACACTGGCTTTACAAACGTAGGTTCTACTTCTGATAGTGGAACTGTTATTGACTCAAGCAAAGTTGGAAAAGTAAAGGCTCAAAGTCTTGCAGCAGGACAAAACAATGTTGCTCCAGGAACAGCAGTCACTATCACCGCTTACGCAGCGTCCTAATCTAATGGCACGATTGTCAGGTGGAGGAGCCGCTAGAGGTAGAAAAGCGGCTCTTCCGTCTGCACAAGAATTAATGAGTGCAATCTCAGGTCAGTTCACAAGACCAGAAGTATCTGGCATGTTTAAGATTACAGGTCCGCAATACAAGGGCCTTCCAGCCGCTCAATCATATGGCGAGTTTGATGAAATCATCTCTGTCATCAACGCTAATGACACCATGCAGTATTACGATCGTGCTGGACAGTCATATCAGAATTTAGCAATTGAAGAAGGACCACAGAGTGGCGAAGATGAAACTGCCGCAGAATTAACTGTTGTACCAACATCTACAACAAATCCAGAACGTCCTCGTACAGTAGCCGCTGGCTATGACAAGGAAGAAAGTAAACTCACGGTTGTATTTCGTGATGGAACTTTCTACAACTACTATGAAGTTGACCCAAATGAATGGGCTGCATTTAAAGCCCGTGTTTCAAAGGGACGTTACATCTATCAGTACCTAGACTACAAACCTCGTGGACCTGCAGATGTCTCAAGCATCTCTCAGGCTGCACGTAAAGCCTTCTATCGATTTAGTCGTGGTTCTCAGTTACACTACGGCGGCAAGCAACCAACAGGGAAGCCCTCTAAACCAAAGAAACCGTGATATGCCAAAGGTACACAACATCGGTCCAGTATTTGTACAAGTAACTAAATTCCCTTATGAATGGGATAACAAGGTTGTTGTGCGTGGTTGGACTCAAGAAATTGAAGAACCATTTAGGACTGCGGCTCCATTTATAGTACGCTTGCCAGGCTACAAAGCACTAGTCTTAGGAAAATGGACTGGAACAAAAACTGAAGAAGAGGCACTCAGTGGTGCATTGGAAAGGCGGGAAGTGAGTTACGATGATTTTACGGAAGAAGCAGGTTGGACACCAGCCCCAGACACGGATCGAGAAGCGGGTAGCGACAATCTCTACCCCCGATTTGATCTCATGGATGGAGCAGTCAATGTACACGATCGGGAAACACATCTCGGCATGGCAGAGACAACAAAGTGAAGCAGACCTGGAAGAAGTACTTATGGGCGCAGAAGCGTTCCAAGCAATCGCTAGAGAACTAAAACGTCGCTCTCAAACAACTTTGTAATTAAGGATCCTAATGGAATACGATGACGAGAAGTTTGAAGAGATTAATCCTGAGTTTTATCAGCAAGATGAAAAGACTTCTGAAGAACCAGTTGATGAACCCTTAGATGAACTCTCTCAGCAATTTGTTAACAAACTTGTTGACAAGATTATGGACTTCCTTAAGGTCCTTGTAGGTCACGACCTACACCCTTATCAGAAGCCATTAGCACGTCGTATTATTGAATCCGTCATCATTAACGATGGCGAAGAAATTACAGCCCTAGCATCACGTCAGTCAGGAAAATCAGAGACAGTTGCTGACACAGTAGCCACACTGATGATCTTGTTGCCCCGTCTTGCTCGACTCTATCCAGACCTTCTTGGTAAGTTTAAAGATGGTCTATGGGTTGGTTTATTTGCGCCTACCGAAGGACAGGCTGAAACACTCTTTGGTCGTACAGTTACACGCCTCACATCAGAGCATGCGCTTAATATCCTTGGTGATCCTGAGATCGACGATATTACTGCTCGTGTTGGTGGCGTTACTCGTCAGATTAAACTTAAGAAGTCTGGCTCCACAATTACAATGATGACGGCTAACCCACGAGCAAAAATTGAATCTAAGTCGTTCCATTTGATCGTTATTGATGAGTGTCAAGAAGCAGATGACTTTGTTGTATCTAAATCTATCTCTCCAATGCTTGCATACTATGCAGGAACAATGGTCAAGACAGGAACACCTACAACAAGTAAGAATAACTTTTATCGTGCTATTCAAATGAATAGACGACGTCAGACAACTAAAGGCAATCGTCAGAACCACTTTCAGTGGGACTGGAAAGATGTTGCAAAGTTTAATGACAATTACGAAAAGTTCATTAGAAAAGAAATGCTAAGAATCGGTGAGGAATCAGATGAATTTCAAATGTCGTACAACTGCAAATGGCTTCTTGAAAGAGGCATGTTTGTTACTTCGAGCATTATGGATGAGTTGGGCGACACTTCTCAGGAACTGGTTAAGGTATGGCATAAAACCCCAGTCGTTGTCGGCATCGACCCTGCTCGTAAAACTGACTCTACAGTCGTTACTGTGGTTTGGGTTGATTGGGATCGTCCTGACGAGTTTGGTTATTTTGATCATCGAGTCCTTAATTGGTTAGAGATGCAAGGAGACGATTGGGAAGAACAGTACTTCCAAATCGTAAACTTCCTCAGTAACTACGACGTACTTGCAGTCGGTGTCGATGCTAACGGTGTTGGAGATGCCGTAGCCCAACGTCTAAAACTTTTGTTACCTCGTGCAGAGGTCATGTCTATTACATCAAGTGCAAGCGAGCAATCAGGACGATGGAAACATCTTCAAGCCTTAATTCAACGCAAGATGTTGGCGTGGCCTGCTCACGCAAAAACACGGCGCCTAAGAACTTGGAAACGGTTCTACCAACAGATGTTAGATGCAGAAGTCCAATATAAAGGCCCTAATTTCCTTGTATCAGCCCCTGATGAATCCTACGCACATGACGATTTTGTGGACTCTCTGGCTATTGCCTGCTCTCTTACTAAGGATTTAGTTATGCCAGAAGTTGTTGCGTCTAGTAATCCTTTTTTCTAATTAGCCACACAAACACCTTAAAAGGTAGGAAACTATCTACTAGGAAAAGGCCTTTCCAATTACATCCTTAAGGAGTATGTATGTCAATCTCACCAGCACCTCGCTTCCCAGAGCGTGCACCACAGATCTATGAGCGCAAGGGCGCAGACAACGTAACACGTCGTGGACCACTTCGCTTCGAAGAAGGAATCGCAACAGACACAGATGTCCCAAACGATTTCCAAACAGGAATGATGTCAGGTTCTGCAACAGCGCCTGGTCGTCCAAACCGCAACGCACCAGTATGGCAAAAGCCTGCTGCTGAAACACTTGCAGAGCGTGCACACGTAGGTTCTGCTTCATGGGTAGAAGCACCAACATATCTTGGTGAATTTGCACATGGAACAATGAACGACTACTCAGCCGCACAAATTGAGACAGTTGCTCGCTCAGGTGGACGTACACAACGTATGTCTCCAACAGTCGTAAACGACTAAGTTATTAACACCTGACTCCGCCCATGCGCTAGTGTATGGGCGGAGATCAGTCATCTACGGAGGAGTAGTAAGTGCGTAAACCAGCAAACCCAAAACTTTATGCGATGATCGTCGCACAAGCACGGGCTAAATATTCTTCTTATCCAAATCCTGGCGCATCTGCTTGGGTACATAAGAAGTACGTACAAAGCGGCGGACAATTTATTGAAACAACTGAAGCAACACGTCGTGCAGGTATGGCAAAGAAGAAGCAAGACAGAGAAAAGTCAAAACATCTTGAAGAGAAAAAAGACGTAAAGAAAGATAAGAAGAAGTAATGTCATTTCTTGATTTTAGTCCTCCATCGTATAGAGCGGCATCAAGCGACCTTACAATCTCAATCTCTCCTCTTGGACTTGTAGAACTTGCTGACGAAGAATTTGAAGTACACGGTCCTCGCCTCAACCGTTATTCGCTTAACTGGGCAATGTATCTTGGACATCACTGGGGATACCGCCGTGAACAAGGCGAAATGCAAATTGCAGTTAACTATTACAGAGCATTCAATGATTATCTTTCACGTTTTACATTTGGTCGTGGCGTTCACTTTCGCTCACCAAAAGCAACAGAAGCAATTATTCCTGACCGTTTAGAGCGAGTATGGGAAATTGACAATGACAAGATGCGTGTCCTTCTTGAAATGGGACAGCAAGGCGGAATTACTG